CAGACATATCCTTGTATACACTGATTTAAATGGTGACTTCTTAGACGAAGAAACTGTTAACTTCAATCTTACAGATTCATTCGTTGTATTAAAAAATAATAGATTTGATGGTAGAGGTAACTTCGGTGGTGAAGGTCTTATTGAAGAACAACTCTTAGGAGATAAGAGTACACTTGATGCATCAGCAGCAAACATCCACGATGGTTTATTCTATCAGACACACTCATATGTTGTCAAGATTGGTGAATCAATTAACAAGTGGAGAAGTGCTGTTAAAGATTTACTTCACCCTGCAGGTCACATATTCTTTGGTGAAGTTGCAATTAAAAACGTTGTGGTTTCAGATGAAACTGCAGGTATCATTTCTGCAGACGATTCATTGCAGAATGTTAACATTGAAACAAGAGACGATGTAGATAACTCATTAAACGTTGAAGTTATATTCCGTCCTACTATCATCATTCACGGTGACACAGGTGAGGGACAACTGCTTTATGAGGATGGAAGTAGAATCCTCATTAATGATACAGACCACATCGAAGACATCCCTGATGAAAGATTAGATTATCTATTATTAGATAGAGACACAACAAATATCCCTGATGCATTCTACAATTCATCAAGAGAGATTGAGCTACATGACTTCTTCCCACACGGAGATATCGTATTTGAAGATGGTGGTAAACCATTATTAGAAGAACAAACAACAGGTTGGAGATTAGGTGATACCAACTACTTCCGTATGGAAGATACTTCACCTGACCCATTAGTTGTATTGTTAAATGCAGGACTCGAAGACAACACTCCTGCAGTAGATACTTCAGTATCATATCCGTTGACTACAACGGCTGCAGTTACAGATGTAAATGGTAATGTAACAACTGGAACTGTGCTTGGTGTTGACAGTATTACCAACCCTGCAGGTGTCGACTTGCCATCACAAGGTGAAGCATCAGAATTCTACGACACTTCTCATAAGAACAGACACTTTAATGTTACTGTTATAAACTCATTTGCACATACACCAACACAGTATTCACCAAGACTTGACGATGCAATGACAGTCTTGAACTTGTGTCGTGCAGACGATAATGATGAATACTTGACACCTATCAACTCTTTTGCTTTGGTTCCTGAAAGAAGACCTTCAGACCAAGGTAAGATTTTCTCAGTCTTCACACAAGAAGATGAGATACTAGTCTTAGAGGATGGTGGTAGAATTGAGATGGAAGAACATGTTCACTATTTACGATTTGAACCAAACGAACATGCTATAGTTAAAGATTGTAACGGTGACAGAATATTACTGGAAGATGGCGACATTGCAACACTAGAATCTGCAACAGAACCAGTAGAGTTTGAGTACTTCGTTTCAGAAAGGTCAATTGACTTATTTGATAATGAAATATATACAGAAGATTATCATAGAATAATTATGGAAGACGGCAGTGTACTTGTACATGAACAGTCTTCAGAGAATAATATCAGTACGTTTGTTCCACTGGGACATACATTCCGTACACTAAATACTATTCAAGGTCAGAGGACATATAACATCGCTTATTACTTAAAAGATGAGACTGACTCTGATGATTTTATACTAGAAGATGGAACAGGTGCATTCCTAAAAGAAGAATCCAAATCAGAAGGTATCCGAATATCAGACTTTAGTTACTACTATCCTGATACTGTAATACCTGATTACCCTCTTCATGAGAGAAAAAGAACAAATATTGCATTTAGTACTTATGTAAAGTCTGCATAAGTATATAAATAGTTAGATAAATATCTTAGGAGATAGAAATGGCAGCAATTATAACCGAAAAGTTTCGTACTCATAATGCGAGACAATTCAAAGAAGACTTTGATGAATCAGCTTCATCAACGTATATTTTTATAGGACGTTCATTCGATTGGACTGATGAAAATTCACCCCCTTCACCTGCTAATGCAGTTGGTGAAGAGATAGATGCATTTGCAGACATGATTGCACTTAAGAAGGTTGCACCTTCTGACGTGACACATGGTTTGGTAAGAAGAAACTACGATTCAACAGGTTCAACATCATATGATGAATACCAACATGATATTTCAACTTCAAATCCTGCAGTAGCATCAGGTGCAACTAACTTATACGACTCAAGATTTTATATAATTACAGATGAGTATCACGTCTACAAGTGTATTAGAACTGGTAGAGATTCAAGTGGTGCTGTAGTTGCATCAACAGTCAAACCAACAGGTACAAGTCCTACTGCATTAGTTGAAACATCTGATACAGGTGCAGCTGGAGGTAGAGGTTACCTATGGAAGTATATGTACACAATCGGTGCATCCGATACAATCAAATTCGTAACAAACGATTTTATTCCAGTTAAGACATTAGGTGCTCAAACTGAAGTAGATGGTGAAACAGGAATCGGTACTGCTGCCACCGATGATGGTTCATCTCTATGGGATGTTGAGAACCAAGCAGTTGATGGTGCTGTCCATCACATTGAAGTAACAAACAATGGGTCAGGTTATAACGATAACGACTACACTGGTGTTGCAATCCTAGGAGACGGTCAAAACGGTGAATGTACAGTTCACGTTTCAGGTAATGTTGTAACTCATATCACTGTAACAACTGCAGGTTCAGGTTACAAACGTGCATCAATTGATATCAATGGAATCATAGGTATTGGTTCAGGTGCAAACGCAACTGCAAAAGTAATTATTTCACCCATTTATGGACATGGTGCTAATCCAGTTGAAGAACTTGGTGGTAACTATATTATCGTTAACTCAAGACTTGAGTTCAACGAAGGTTCAGGTGACTTCCCAACAGATAACGATTTTAGAAGAATTGGTTTAATTCAAGACCCATTTGCTAAAGGTACAACAACTGTATCAACAAGTGATTCACTTACTGCATACAATCAAATCACTGTATCATCAGTGGGTAACATTAGTGTTGATGATATCATCATGAATGCAAACTCAAACGGTTCAAGTGTTGCAGTATCAAGAGTAGTATCAGTTGATGCATCAACTAACGTTGTATCACACATTCCAGTTGCAAACTCAGGTGGTCAATATGTTGACTTCGCAAATAGTGACACTATCTATGTTGACGGTGTACAGGTTGCAACAACTGGTGGAAGTGCCGTGAGTACAACTCACCCTGAAGTAGAAAGATTTACAGGGAAGATTATGTACATTGAAAACAGAGGTGCAGTAACACGTGCCGCTGATCAGATTGAAGATATCAAACTGATTGTTGAAATGTAATCATTCGTCCTCTTTATGGGGACGAATAAATATAATAAAGAGATAGGACATGCCAGAAAAAACTGATTTAAATATATCACCATACTACGATGACTACTCTGAAGATAAAAACTTTCATAAGGTTCTCTTCAGAGCTGGAAGACCTCTACAAGCAAGAGAGTTAACTCAGTCACAATCAATTCTTCAGAACCAAGTTGAAAGACTTGGTGGACATTTCTTTAAAGAAGGTTCTATTGTTGCAGGTGTTCAGTCAGGTATTGACTTAGAACTTTACTATGCAAAAGTAGATACTGAGAATCCAAATACTAATGGTGATGACGTTGTCGAAACATATAGAGAATCATTCCATGGTAAACTAATTCGTGGTAAAACTTCAGGTGTTGTTGCAAAGGTTATAGATTCTTCTGCAAAAACATCCGATGACGAATTAACCATCTTCTTTAAGTATTTAACTTCAGGTACTAACAACGAATACACATTCACTGCAGGTGAGGAACTACAGGAAGTAACTGTAGATTCAGGTGGTGCATACTCTGTTGTATCTGCAAACAACAACGAATTTAAAGTCCTTCCATCAACAAACAACTCAATCGGAGTTGGTTCAAGAGCAGAGATTGATGAAGGTGTTATCTTTACAAGAGGTTTCTTTGTAAAGGTTCCAAAACAACATTTACTATTAGAAAAGTATAGTTCAAGACCATCATATAGAATTGGTCTAAAAATAGAAGAGAAACTTATTTCTAATTCAGAAGACTCATCATTACAAGATAATGCACAAGGGTCTTCAAACGAGAACGCTGCAGGTGCAGATAGATTCCAAGTTAATCTAACACTTGCAAAGTTCACTATTGACACTCAAACTGATGCAAACTTTATTGAATTGATTAGAGTTAATCAAGGTATCATTGAGTTACAGATTTCCAATCCTATCTACAACACCATTGAAAAGACACTTGCACGTAGAACATACGATGCAAATGGTGACTTTGTAGTTAGACAATTTACACAATCATTAAGAGAACACTTAGATGATACAACCAACAGAGGTTTCTATCCTGTAGGTTCAGGTGGTAAAGAAGATAAGTTTGTAATGCAAGTATCGCCTGGTAAGGCATATGTTAGAGGTTTTGAAATTGACAAAACTGGTACTACAACAATTCCTTTCTCAAAGGCACGTTCAACTAAGTCATTATCAAATGCAAAATCACCTATTCGTTTAGGTAATAAATTAAGAGTTTCAAATGCACACGGATTACCTGAAGTAATTCAAGGTGTTAACAGTACAGGTATCACTCCTTACAAATTCTGTAAGTTATGGCCTAGTGTTGTTGCAGTAGACGGAACAGAAAACTCTGAAGATTTTATCGGTTATGCAAGAGTACGAGATATTGAATTGCATGACGGTTCAGACACAAGTGGTGTCTATGCAAGTAATTCAGAATATGATTTGTCAATGTTTGACATTAAGATGTTCACCAAATTACCGTATGCATCCCATACAGGTACTGCACAAGCAGGTGATAAGATAACAGGTAGTGCAACAGGTGCTACTGGTATTGTTGCGTATGATAATAATTCAGATGCACTTTATGTTCATGATGTAGTAGGAAGTTTCTCAACAAACGATGTACTTTCTTCTGAGGGTGCAGGAAACTTTGCATGTAGTATTAGTGGTACACCAAGAAACTACAACATTGACCGTACAAGGTCTATTACACAGACACCAACCAATGGTTCAAGAGAAACCTTTACTGCAGATATCAACACAGATGCAGTTAAAATTCTAACAGGTACATTAGTATTTGGTGCATCAAGCACTGCAGTTAGTGGTGTAGGTACTTTATTTGCATCAGAACTTAAAGAGGGTGACATTATTGTTAACCCACTTGGTGGACAAGAACTTATTGTCTCATCAATCACAAATGACATTAGTTTAACACTTACAAGTAATTCAACTAATGCATATCAAGGTAATGTTGAAAGAAGACGTGTAAAACTTATTGACCAAGACCAAACAGTAAACATCTTCTCATGGCCTAGAGACTGGGTTAAAGACCACACTGCAGATTTAGTAAAAGTTAAAAGACAAACAGTACAAACCATTGGTGCATCAGGTAATGTTACTATTGCACAAACAGAGGGTACATTTGAAGACCAAAACACTGATAACTTCTCAATTGCAGTTATCGATGTCAGTTCTGCATCTGCACCAACATTCTCTGCAGGTGATACACTAAACATAGAAGATTATGAAGACACTTCACCTACACAAAATGGTGATGGCCAGAGTATTACACTTACAGGTTTTGGTGCTGCAAACGAAAACGTAGTTTTAAGAATTACATACTCAGTATTAATTGCAGACCCAACTCCAAGAACAAAGGATTTAAACAAAGGACGTGCATTACGAGTCTCAGGTGATAGAAACGATTCATACACAGGAGTGTATGGTTCATCATTTAGAGATAAAGAGGTTTCTCTTGGTATTGCAGACGTATTTAAAATTAGAGGAATCTATGAAGGTGTTGGGGGAACTCCAGTTACACCTAATGCATCACTTACAGATGAAGTGGGTACATTCCAACTTCATGAAGTCCTTGTTGGACAAACATCAAATGCACGTGCTGTATTGATTGACTATAACTCAGGTGGAACATCGTACTGGTATATGATATCAGGTAGATTCCAAGAGAATGAGTTTGTTGTTGGTCAAGATTCACTTGCACAAGCAACACTTACAGACGTATCACAAGGTTCACCAAATATCACATCAAGATATTTCTTTGATGATGGTCAGAGAGATGGTTACTATGATATATGTAAATTAGTCAGAAAACCAGCAGAACCTGCACCTAATAATCAGATTCTTATTGTCTTTGACCAATTCTCACATGGTGATGGTGACTTCTTTGATGTCACATCATATAGTGTACCATATAAAGACATTCCTGTCTACTCTGCAAACAAAGTAGACTTGGGTGGTTTAGAACCTGACGGTACTTATGAATTATCAGATGCCTTAGACTTCAGACCAGTTGTTGGTCAGTTGTATGATATAGATTTATCTACAAACCCTGATTTATCTTCAGTATCTGATATCAGTACTGCAATCGAATATGCACCATTCTCATATGAGAAAGGTAGAAGTTATTTGTCTTCAAGAGACAAAGAGTCAACTAACACAGGTTATAACTATGATACTAATCCTAGTTTGCCTGGCACCCCTGTAACAGGTTCAAGTGTCCAAGGTGACATTGAATTCTATGTTGGAAGAATCGATAAACTCTTCCTACACAAGTCAGGTAAGTTTCAAATATCTTCAGGTGAACCTGCATTATCTCCAACCAAACCAAAGGGTGTTGATGGTGCTATTGAAATGTTTGAATTAACAATTCCTCCGTTCACTAAAAACTTAAAGAACATTAGAGTTAGGTCACAAGACCATAGAAGATTTACCATGAAAGATATTGGTAAAATCAATCAGAGAGTGACTAACTTAGAAAGAGTAACATCTCTTTCATTACTTGAGAAAGACACTCAAACAAAACAAATTTTAGATGGAGATGGATTTGATAGATTCAAATCAGGTTTCCTAGTAGACAACTTTAGAGGTCACAGAGTCGGTGATGTAAACCATCCTGATTACAAGAACTCCGTTGATTCACAACTTGGTGTATTAAGACCACAATCATATTCACAATTCTTTGATATTGGATTTAAGAGTGCAACATCTCAGAACTTTAAGAAGACTGGTGACTTATTAACACTTCCTTATACTGAGGTTACATTTGTAAATCAAGACAAAGCATCACGTGCAATCAATGTTAACCCATATCACGTCTTTGCATTTATCGGTGATGTTAAACTTACACCTGAAACAGACGTATGGAACGATTCAGAAAGATTACCTGAAGTTAGAGTAAACAGAGAAGGTAACTTCGATGCAGTTCTTGCTGAGAATGCAAACTCATTAGGTACAGTTTGGAATGCATGGCAAACCACATGGGTTGGTCAACCTCAAACTATTTCAACAGAGATTACTGCATCATCTAACGGTTCATGGAGTGGAGACCCAACTCAAGGTGGAGAATGGGTTCCAGGCTTACAAGTATCAAGAGAGATTACAGAAACACCTGAGATTCAAACAAGAACAGGTGTTTCTACATCAGTTGTTGAAGACTTCGTAGAATCAAGAAACGACAGACTCGTATCAGTTTCAATCATACCTTTCATTCGTGCAAAGACTATTGAGATTGATGCAACAAATTTAAAACCTGACACATGGCATTACGTCTATTTTGATGACGTACCAGTGGGGTCATATGTAAGACCATTCAGTAGTGCATATGCACAAGATGGTTCTTCTACAACACTTGGAAAAGGTGTTAAGACAGATGGTAACGGTAGACTTCGTGCATATTTTGAATTGCCAAATTCAGATGCACAAAGATTCCCTACAGGTCAGAGAGAATTAAAACTAACCTCATCTAAGTATAATGAGAGAAGTCCCTCATCTGCAGGAACAGGTATCTATCAAGCACAAGGTTTATTACAATCCAATCAAACTGAGATTGTATCTACTAGAAATGGTAGAGTGGTAACAGAAAGACTTTCAGGAGAAAGAAACTTCTCAACTAGAGGTGAGGTTGTCAATGCAACAAATATTGACACTACTGCACCTGCAATACCACAACCACCTACTATACCTAATGAACCACCTGAACCACCTATTATTATTGACCCACCTGTGTTACCACCTGAACCACCTGTGGTACCACCAGTCATTATACAAGACCCACCACCTCCGCCGCAACCACCTGAGTTGCCGCCGTTTGAGTTTGACTTTGATTTCCCAATCTTTGATATTGGTAATGATTTCAATTTTATATGGTCAGACCCACTTGCACAATCATTCTTGGTTGATGCAAAAGGTGGAGTAATGTTATCATCTATAGACTTGTTCTTTAAGACAAGAGATGAAAACTTACCAGTGTCAGTACAAGTAAGAACAATGGTGAATGGTTATCCAGGCCCTAACGTGGTTCCATTCTCAACAGTAACTAAGAACCCAAGTGAAATCAATCTTTCACAAGATGGTTCAACTGCAACAACCTTTACTTTTGAATCACCAGTATTCTTAGAGACAAACCAAGAGTATGTGTTTGTAGTATATTCAAACTCTAATGAATACGAAGTGTTCCATTCAAGAATGGGTGAGACAGACCTTGCAACTGGACAAACAATTTCAGGACAACCTTATGCAGGTTCATTGTTCAAGTCACAAAACAACTCGACTTGGACTGCTGCACAAGAAGATGACCTCAAGTTCCACTTGAGAGCATGTAAGTTTGACACTTCAGTGTCAGGATATCTTGAATTTGAAAACTTAGATTTACCGAATGCAAAACTGCAGAACAACCCAATAGAAACTGTTTCAGGTCAGACATATGTTAAAGTATATAATTATACTCACGGAATGTACAATACATCATCAAATGTAACCATTTCAGGTGTGACTGGTGACAGAACTGGTTCAGTATTAGAGATACAAAATGCAATAGATAGTGGTTCACTTCCTTCAGATGGAACCTATGACATTGTTCATGGTGGAACCGTTGGTTCAGATTCAGTAACGATTACAACTAATGGTAGTGGTGATGTAACTGAAAACGGTATTGCATTTGAAATTAAAGTGGAGACACTTTCAGGTTCTGCAGACATTACAAGAACAAGAATACTACAAGCAGGTAGTGGACATGCTGCAGGTGATATTATCACTTGTACTATCGGTTCAACCTTTAGTTTCACCGTAACTCTCGTTACAGTTGGTGATACGCTTGGTGGTATCCCAATCGATGCAATCAATCAAACATTCACTTCAATTGGTTCAACATTTACAATGGATACATTTAGAGTAACTCCTGATATCTCAGGATATGACTTTGTGTCAGATTACTCTGCAAGTGAATCAACTATTGGCGGTGGTGATGAGGTTTACTCAACACGTAACTACTACTACGATACACTACATACTGTAATTCCAAATGTAACACCTGAAGATTGTTTCATTAGTGTACATAAAGTTGGTACTCCTATGAATTCACCTGAAGGTTATATCAACGGTACAGTATACAATAGAAGAACTGCTGGAGAGATTATCGCATTGAATGATAACGTGTTCTTCTCATATCCAAGTGTCGTTGCATCAAGAATCAATGAACAAAATGAGATGTCTTCAAACAGGTCATTTAGATGTGCTTTACAATTAGTGTCAGGTAATTCAAACCTTTCACCAGTTGTAGACTTAAGTTCATTGGGTGCAATTGCAATTGCAAACAGATTAAACGGATTAAATTCAAGTGATGCAGAAACTATTGCAATCTCTACTGAATCAGAAGGTGAAGATAATGCAATGTGTTACATCACTAAGAAAGTTAACTTAAAAGCACCTGCATCAGGATTAAGGGTGACTGCAGATATCTTTAGACCTGCAACAACAGACGTTAAGGTTATGTATAAGATTATCAAAAACGATGAAGAGTCTGCAATCGATGATATCGGTTTTGAATTCTTCAACGGTGATGGTTCGCCTGATACCGTAATTGATGCAGATGCAAGAAACTTTAAAGAGTATGAATTCAGTGCAGATGACCTACCTGAATTTAGTGGGTTCATCATTAAGATTGTAGGAAGAGGATACAATACATCAACAGTACCATTGGTATCTGCATTGAGATGTATTGCAGTTGCATAATGTCTGACTATATTAAAGTAGAAGGTGCAACACATTTATATAGAGACGAAAGTTCTCAAGCAATCGTCTCTACTGATATTGAACAGTGGAGACTTGCAAAGAGAAGAAAAGAGATTTTTAGGAATCAGATAAACGAGATAAATACATTAAAAGAAGAGATGGGTGAAATTAAGTCTCTCTTAACTGAACTCATGGGGAAATTAAGTGGCTAGAACAGTAGACAATCACAGTACATTAGAAGATTTTAGACGTAATTATAATGACCTCGCTAATGACGTTGGTGACAGGTCAGGTCTTAGAACTGAAAAACAAGGTACTATCGTAGATGCAATTAATAGTATCGAAGATAAGTCGTTCTTCTTTCAGGAGTTTATCTATACCGCTGGAACACATGGTACTTCACTTTCAAGATATGAAGGTGTTGATGCATTCGGTAATACACTATCTTTCAAACCTAACAGAATTCAAGTCTTTAAAAACGCTCAACACTTAATTGAAGGTGATGATTATTCTATTGGGCCTGTGTCAGATGGTCTTGCAGATAGAATTGATTTAGTTGTTGCTGCAACTAATGGTGATAAGATTACTGTTTATGCATTCACTGGTTCATACTTAGGTGTTGTCGGTGATGGTGCAACCTCAACATACTTTACAGAAACTGCATTAAACACTATTTACAATAATAATGATAACGGTATTATTTTAAATGGTGATGGTGCTGATAAAACAGTTGCACTAGAGACAGGATATACAATTCAATTTGCAGGAAGAGTGTATGGTGAAGATGACCTTACACTTGCAAGTGGAACAACATTCACTTTTGACACTGCAACAAACGGAACACTTACTTTAGATGGTGGTACTATTACAGGTGCAACCTCTATTACATCAACTGCATTTGTTGGTAATGTTACTGGTCAAGTATCAGACATCACTAATCATAGTGTAAACAGTCTTTCAGACATTAACACCGCTGGTGTAACAAGCGGTCAGTTATTAATTTATAATGATTCAACAGGTGATTGGGAAGCAGGTGATGCACCTGCAAACTACACAAATGAACAAGCACAAGATGCAGCTGCATCTATGATTACAAGTGCAACTCATAGTAACATAACTGTTACTTATGATGATAATGCGAACACACTATCGTTTTCTGCTGCTGCTCAATATGGTGACTCTGATGTAGATGCACATTTAAGTGGTAGTAACGGTGTTAGTTACAGTTCAGGTAGTATTAGTTTAGATTATGAGACCACATCTACTGCACCTTCAAGTGTAGGTAGTACTGCAACTGGTCATTTATGGTTTGTGATATGATATGGCTGATGAAATCTATATAAACACAGGGTCGAGTTTCCAACAACCGTACCAAGGTCAATCTGTAAGAAATGCTCAATCGTTAGAAGTCAGACAGACTCCTGCACAGACTCCTGCAAACGCAAGACAACCTAGTACGTATCAAAACAGACAACCATTTACCTATAGAAGTCCTGTAAACGCACAGACACCGTTTATAAGAAACGCTCAACAACCCTTTACATACCAAAACCAAGGTAGGACACCTTTTACCTATAACTATCGTTCTCCGTTCACGTATGCACGTCAGGGACAGACTCCTTTCACGTATGCAAGACAGGGTAGAACACCTTATGTTGCAAATGCACAACAACCGTATCCTTATATTGCAAATAATCAGACTCCATATATTGCTAATGCTCAACAACCCTATCCATACATAGCAAACAAACAGAGTCCATACATTGCAAATGGTCAGTCACCTTATATTGCAAACGCTCAGTCACCTTATATTGCAAACGCTCAACAACCGTATCCGTACATTGCATCGTATCAAAGTCCGTTTACCTATAATCATAGACAACCGTTTACCTATGCAAGACAGGGTAGGTCACCATTTACGTATAGTAATCAACAACCTTACCCATATATTGCACAGACACCTTATACGTATAATAAAACTGGAACACAAACCATCAGTCCTCTAGACCAATCTTGGGGGCCATCAGGTGGGAGTCATTGGGTGACTCATCAAAGTGTTAACGCATCTGCAGGATTCCCTGAAGCATGGGCGAGAATGGCCTTTTCTTTAGACACTGCAAATGACCAAGTCGATGTTAACTGGGCAGCTGGTACTTCAGCAGCATTTGCAACAGTATATTATGACTCAATTGGTTATCAGTCTCCAGTAACAGATTCTTCAACATTTGAAGTTAAATATACAGTAGCTTCACAAGAGTGTATAGGTAGTTGTTACGTTGGTTCATTTGGGCCTACACCAGTTACCAATGGGTATAATTCAGGAACATATTATTCATTAAGTAGTGGTAAAACATTTGGTTGGATGGCAAAGGTTAATCCAAACTATGGGCCGGACTATACAAGAGTTCAAACTGGTTTTTTTGGATCGGATGATGTAACATTTACAGTTCGTGCAACTCCTTCAGGAAGTAGTAACAGTTATATTACAACTTATACTGGGCCTGGAATTGATCTTTATGCATCTCTAGGGTCAATTGACCCATTTTAAGGTAAATATTAATGGCAGAGTTACAAACTACACAACAACCGTATCCATACATTGCACAGGGTCAACAACCTTATGCATTGCAGGGTAGAACGCCTTATATTGCTAGTGCCCAACAACCTTATCCTTATATTGCGAATGCACAAAGTCCATATATTGCTAATGCAAGACAACCTGTAACCTATGCACGTCAAGGTCAAACACCTTTCACCTATCAACATAGACAACCGTTTACTTATAATAATAGACAACCGTTTACGTACCAACATAGACAACCTGTTACCTATGCACGTCAAGGTCAAACACCATTTACCTATAGTAACAGACAACCTGCAACGTATGCTAGACAAGGTAGAACACCTTTCACGTATAACAATCAACAACCTTATCCGTACATTGCAAATGCTCAACAACCTTATCCATACATTGCAAATGCACAGGAACCAAATATTAGGTCTGCACAACAGGCATATCCTTACATTGCAAATGCAAGGAATCCGTTTACCTATCAACATAGGTCACCTTCTACATATAGAAACCCTGTAAATGCACAAAGTCCGTATATTGCAAATAGACAAACACCATTTACCTATCAAGTTGCATATCAGATTCCTTATACTATAAGGTCACCATTTACCTATCAAGTATCCTACCCAACTACAAGAACCGTTGGGCCAGTTGCAAAGGTTAAAGGTGTTTTTGTGAATGATAGTGGAACACTTAGAAAACTTGATGAAGTATATGTAAACGATAGTGGAACATTAGAAAAAATTCACCAGTCAGTTCCTACTGCAAGATTCTCTAAGAATCCAAGTAACACGAGTGTATAAATAGTATTATGGCGATAATTGCAAACATATACATAGACCAAGGTACAGACTTTTCAGTTACTGTAGATGTTACAGATTCTGCAGGGGAAATTTTAGAATTAAGTGGTTACACTGCAACTGCACAAATGAGAAGAACTTACACCTCCTCTACAGTTGCTGCAACCTTTGATACGTCTATTGCAGAATTAGCAGGACAGGTGACTATCTCGTTAACCGATACTGCAACTGCAGGACTCGAAGGTGGAAGATACGTATATGACCTAAATATTACTAGTGGTGATGGGCAGAAAACACGAGTGATAGAAGGACAAGCAATTGTCACACCAGGCGTAACGAGGTAATAAGATGGCAGGAAATATCAAAGCAAGAGTATTAACAAACAATACAATTCGTGCAAAACAGGTTGCAGTTGGTAACTCATCAACTAATGTAAACTTGTCTGCAAAATCTATTAACGAACTTGCAGATGTTAACGTAATTGAAACGGATGAAGGTGTATTGAAGTATAACGCTGCTACAGACAAGTGGGAAACCTCTAATGTTTTAGATGGTGGAACTTTTTAGATAATTTAAAAAATTTATGTTATGTTCACGTGACGAGTGGTCTCCACTACGTGAGATTGTTGTAGGGACACTCAAAGGATTTCAAAAACAAGACAATTATTCAGAGTATCATACTACTGAATTCATATACGATATATTTGTTGAGGCAGAAGAAGGACTTAACAAATTTGTTAATATTCTAGAATCTAATAATGTAAAGGTTTACAGACCTAATGGAATGTGTTATAATGTTAGGGATTGTGCTGTCGTCATAGATGATGTTATAGTTGAAGGGTCTATGCGATATGAAAAAGAGTACGGAAATCTATCTACACTTAAAAAAATATTTTTTGAAAAATGGTCTGAAGGATACACATGGATATCAGGCCCCAAACCTTCTTGGAATTCAGAATTTGATATCATTTTTGATGGTGCAAATATCTGTAGACTGGGAGATAATCTTCTCATTGCAACAAATGAAACTGCAAATCGATATGGAAGATTGTGGTTAGAAAAACAATTTCCCAATAAAACCATTGATTACATTTCTCTAAGAGATAACATATCACACATAGACACAACTATTGTTCCCATATCAGAGGGTACAGTTATGATTAATGCTAACAGAGTCAACAAAGACAATGTACCAGTATTTTTTAAAGATTGGGATATTATTTGGATACATGATGAGGATATCATAGAGGAGAGACCTATCATTGAAGACAAGATAGCAGGAAAAATGATTGGCATGAACACTCTATCTCTTAATCATAATACACTTTTTGTGAATGAAAGTCAAGTAAAATTGATGGGTAAATTAGATAAGAAAGGATTTAATTGTATCCCTGTACCCTTAAAGTATACACGTGAGTTATCAGGTGGGTTACATTGTTGCACTTTAGACCTCGTTAGAGGTTAAAGATGTTATAAATACTAGTACAAATCAAGGTGTCATTCAGTGAGACACGACCCACATGGTGAGTGGACAGGTATATAATGGTCTTCTAGGGATATGTGAACTAGAATAAGCTTATTTAAATTAAATACATTTTAGGAGAAAAAAATGGCAACAGTAATTCAAATTAAAAGAAGTACTGGGGTTTCTGCACCTACTACGTCAGACCTTTCAGAAGGAGAATTGGCGTATATTCAGGACAGAAGTAACAGTGGTGCTGGTGCAAAACTTTTCATAGAATCAGTTGACTCCGACAATAGTACTCCATTAATCCATGCGATTGGTGGTAAGTTCTATACCGATATTATTGATGGTTCATCTGCTACACCAGCAGACTTCAAAGTCGGTAACGGTTCAACATCAGGTGGTTCTGTAAAGTTATACGAAGATTCAGACAATGGTTCTAACTTCGTTGCACTTAAGTCGCCAGACTCAGTCGCTTCAGACTTAACTTTTGTACTTCCAGCATCAGATGGTAGTGCAAACCAAGTATTAGGAACAGACGGTTCAGGTAACCTATCTTTCCTTTCAACAACATCAACACTTGCAGGTGCAACTGACTCAGATATCTCTGCTCCATCATCAGGACAAATTCTTGTTCATGACGGTAGTGATTCATTTGATAACGTATCATTAAGTGGTGACGTTACTATGGATTCATCAGGTGCTGTAACAATCGGTAGTGGTGTAGTTGAAGTCGGTATGATTGACTTCTTAGTTGACGAAGATGATATGTCTTCTGATTCAGATGTCAAAGTTCCTTCACAACAATCTGTTAAAGCATATGTTGATTCACAAGTAACAGCACAAGACTTAGACGTTGCTGGTGATTCAGGAACAGGTGCAGTTGATTTAGATTCACAATCATTAACGATTGCTGGTACATCTAATGAGATTGAAACATCTGCTTCAGGTACAACAATCACAATCGGTTTACCTGATGACGTAACAGTTGGAAATAACTTAACAGTTTCAGGAAACTTAACAGTTTCAGGAACAACAACAACTGTAGACTCAACAACAGTATCAATTGCAGACCCTGTATTTGAAATTGGTGACGATTCTGCAGACGACAACCTCGATAGAGGTATTAAATTCAAATATAACGATGGATCTGCTAAAGTAGGTTTCTTCGGTATGGACGAATCTAATGAGAAGTTCGTAGCATTACATGATGCAACAGACAGTTCTTCAGTATTCACAGGTACAGCAATGGATGCAGTATTTGGTGGATTAGAAGCAACAGGTCTTGCATTATCAGGTTCAATTACTTTAGTCGATGGTGCAGCTCCAACTGCAGGTCAATTATTAATTGGTAACGGTTCTAACGGAGACATGGAACTTGCAGCTCTAACTGCAGGCTCTAATGGTGTAACAATCACCAATGCAGACGGTTCTATAACTATTGAAAATGCCCTTGCTTCTACATCACAAGTTGGTGTGGCATCATTTGCATCTTCAGAGTTCTCAGTAACTGGTGCTGGTGAAGTTTCTATCTCCAACATAGACGGTGGTTCATTCTAACAATAATTAATCGTTTATAGGAGTAGCAAATGGCAACAGTAATTCAATTCAAGAGAAGTTCGACTCAAGGTTCTTCGCCGACCACTGGTGATTTATCACTCGGTGAATTAGCGATTAATACATATCATGGTAGAGTCTATACTGAGGCAGATAATGGAGTAGCTTCTATAGTAGAAGTTGGTTCAAATCCTGCAACTCTTACTGTTAACGATGCGTACTCTTTTCCAACAAGTGATGGTAACTCTAACGAAGCATTAACAACTGATGGTTCAGGACAGTTAAGTTTCACTGCACTTCCTTCATCAGGAATTGAAACTTTCACCTATTCAATCACATCTACTGGTACAGGTATCAGTGGTGCAGATGATAATTCAAACACACTTCAGTACCAAGTAGGTTCTGAACAAGTTTTTATTAATGGTGTTAAGTTAATAAGTGGTTCAGACTATACTACAACTTCATCAACCGTAATAACCCTTGCAGAAAATGCTGTAAGTGGTGATACAGTTGAAGTCGTTGCAATAACCGACACACAAAATCTTGTGCAAGGTTTTTATACGTCTAACACTTTCAGTGCAACAACTGCTGACCAAGTATTATCATCCAATGGAGTCGCAAACAAAGCGATTAAGTATGTTATAAATGCAACCCACGCCTCTGCAGGAACACATGCTGCAGAAGTGTTGTTGATTAACGATGGTACGAATGCATATTTCATCCAATACGGTGACGTGTATTCATCATCATCATTGTTTTCACTTAGTTCAGATGTGGACTCAGGTAACATGAGACTTCTCATTACACCTGCAAACACTAGTACTACAGTGGATACTTTCCAAATTAGGCACTCATAGGAGGAGATGAATAATGGCAAAGACAAAAGCATTTGAAATTGCAGAATTGATTAGACACCTTCGATATGATGCTGATACAGACGAAATTGTAACTGATAAGGTAACTCAAGACAAAAACAAAAAGAGGGGTAATGCAACAAAAACCTCTACTGATGAATTTGCTCTTGATACTATCCCAAAATCAGATTACAGAGCTGCACGATATATCGTTGCAATGTCTGAAGGTTCAAAGTATCACTCAACTGAAATCGTGTTAGTTCACGATGGAAGTAGTGTAACAATGACACAATATGGCACACTTAAATCACATTCGTTAGCAACCTTTGATGCAGATATTTCAGGAACAGACGTAAGACTGCTCGTGACACCTGCATCTACAAGTTCTACAGTGATTAAATTCGATAGAACAGTAGTCGAAGCATAAAATCAAAAAATGCAATCTAGATGGGGGACTTTATGTCCCCCTTCTTTTATATGCACGGTGAAAATGACTAAATAGTATTATGGCAACGAAACATAAACTTATTGCAGACTTGGGACTTGCAACTAACGGTGACTTGAGTGTTGATGGAAACGCAACAATTACAGGAAACTTAACAGTTAATGGTACGACAATTACCATTAACTCTACTACCACATCAGTTGAAGACAGTTTATTAGAACTTGCAAACTCAAACACTTCTAGTGACATTATAGATATTGGTTTATATGGTAACTATGATGATGGTTTATCAGATGGTGCAAGTGAGTATACAGGTCTATTCAGAGATGCATCAGATTCCACATGGAAACTCTTTGATGGTTTAGAAGTCGAGCCAGGAACAACGGTAGACACTACAGGTTCAGGATATGCAAAGGCAGCACTAGAAGTTGGTGATTTAACTGCAACGACACTCAATGTAACAAACAGTATTACTGGTGCTAGTATCGCATATCCCACATCAGACGGAACAAACGGACAAGTTCTTACAACCAATGGTAGTGGAACACTAACATTTCAAGATGCAGGGAGTGGACTTAGTGAAGGTAGTGTAACAACTACATCAACCTCTGAAACAAATTTAGATACATGGTCTTCTTCAACGTATCGATCTGTTAAATATACTATATCAATTTCAGATAGTACTGCAGGTGATTACGAAATGACTGAAATACATGTACTACACGATGGTACAAATGCATATTTCTCTCAATTCGGTACTGTACTTGCAGGAACCACGAGTGAATTAGTATCTTTTGGTGTTGATATCAGTGGTGGGGATGTGAGATTAAGAATTACACCTGCTTCTACAAACTCTACTGAAATAAAGTTTAAAAAAATTGAAATTGGGGTCTAGTTTAAACATCCTAATCTCATAAATACAAGTGTTAAACCACACTTTTACGTATAGGACACACAAAATATGGCAACACAGAATACATTTGTTATAGAGTACGGATTGACAGTGGGTTCTACAGAGGTTATCAATAGTTCAGGTAAACTACAGGCAACTGCATTATCAGAATTAGACACAGATAGTCTTTCAGAAGGTTCCACAAATCAATACTTTTCAAACACAAAGGCAAGAGGTGCTATATCACTTGCTACTGGAGAATCAAATTTAAGTTATAATTCATCTACTGGTGAACTTTCATTACCAACAGTTGATGGGGGTAGTATCTAATGGCAGGGGAAAAGAATTTTATAATCAAGAACGGTCTGACCGTTGGTAACGTAGAGGTTATCGATAGTTCAGGTAACATCACTGCAAGTGGTGTTGGTGCTGCCGTTCAAGAAGCAATCGCAGACAAAATCGGTGGTATCATTCAAGGTTCAGGTTCAACCACAGTAACCTATAACGATGCAGACGATACTATCACGATTTCATCAACTGGTAAGACAGAAGAAGAGATTCAAGATATCGTTGGTGCTCAGTTAGTAACTAACGGTTCACATACAAACATTACTGCATCTTACGATGATGCAGGAGACGGTGCAGTTGACCTTTCTATTTCAGATGCAACAATTCAATCTAAAATTACTGCTGGAACTGGTGTGTCAGTTTCAGGTGGTGAAGTTAGCATAGGACAAGCAGTAGGAACTTCAGATACACCTTCATTTGCAGGTATAACACTTACAGATGATTCTACAGTCACAGGACACATTCTTCCAAGTGTAGATGTCACCTACGACTTAGGTTCTTTATCTAATCAATGGAGAGACGTATATGTCGGGCCAGGGTCACTTTATGTTAACGGACAAAAAGTATTAGAAGATAGTTCAGGAACAATCGTTGTTTCTGCTGACAGTGACCAAAACCTTCAAATGAAAACTGCTGGTAGTGGTGACATTGAGTTTAACCCATCAGGTACAGGTATCATTCAAGCAAAAGGTACACTTCAAATGTTGGATGGTGAAACAATCACCAACAGTGCAGGTAACAACGTAGAGTTTGGAAACAATATCAGTGTAAACCAAATTGCCTCAAGAAGTGCAGACACTAACTTAGTATTAAGTGGAAATGGAACAGGTAATGTTACACTTAACGATACAGTTGTAATTACTGGAGACCTTACAGTTTCAGGTACAACAACTACTGTTAACTCAGAGACAATCAACCTTGCAGATAACATTCTAAATTTAAACTCTGATTTCACATCAGGTTCACCTACTCAAGATGCTGGTTTAAGTATCTCAAGAGGTGGTTCAGCAGCTAAGACATTCTTATGGGACGAAACAAATGACAAATGGTCAGTTGGTTCAGAGACTATGGTTGCAGGAACTTTTGAAGGTAACCTAACTGGAAATGTCACAGGAACAGTTTCAAGTTTATCTAACCACGATACAGGAGGCTTGACAGAAGGTTCTAATTTGTACTATACAGATGCTAGAGTGGATTCACATCTATCAGGTGGAACTGGTGTAACTTATTCATCAGGATCAATTAGCATTGGACAGGCAGTTTCAACATCATCAAACGTAGAGTTTACACAAATTACTACAAACTATGCAAACAATAGTGGTGCTGTTGCAAGGAATATACATCAATCAACTTCTACACCTTCAGCAGGTGATGGTGCAGTTGGTGACTTGTGGATTTACTACGCATAAATAATTGCGTAGATTAGTGAGGATAAAAACATAAATGGCGTCAGGTAATCAAAGCGTAAAAACACCCACAGGGTGGAGTGCTACAAGAGGTGCATGGGTAAAAACTGCACAAGGTACTTGGAGTGCAGTAAAACAAATTTACATTAAAACACCTACAGGGTGGAATGACGCTTCAGGTCAAGAGTTAACTCAACAACCTTATCCGTACATTGCAAATGGTCAGTATCCATATATTGCTAATGCACAACAACCTTATCCGTACATTGCAAATGGACAAACACCATATATTGCAGATGCACAACAACCTTATCCGTACATTGCAAATGGTCAGTATCCATATATTGCTAATGCACAACAACCTTATCCTTACATAGCAAATGCACAGTCACCTTATATTGCAGATGGTCAGACACCATTTACGTATCAACATAGACAACCATTTACATATGCTAGACAAGGTCAGACACCATTTACGTATCAACATAGACAACCTGTAACATATGCTAGACAAGGACAAACTCCTTTCACATATCAAAACAGACAACCGTTTACCTATCAACATAGGTCACCGTATACATACAACCATAGGTCACCGTATACATACAACCATAGGTCTCCATTTACATATCGGAATCCAGTAAATGCACAACAACCTAATATTAGAAATGGTCAAACACCGTTTACGTATAATGCAAGATATCCTGCTAATGCTCGATATCCAGCAAACGGTCAAACACCGTTTACGTATAATGCAAGATATCCTGCAAATGCAAGACAACCAGTAGCATTTAGGTCACCGTTTACATATCGTGTACCTTACATTGCTAATGCAAGACAACCAAACAGTGCAAGGAACCCATTTACCTATCGTGTGCCTTATATTGCAAGCGCAAGATCACCAAGTACTGCACAACAACCGTATACGTATCAGTTCAGAACAAGTGTTGTATACTTCTTCGGCGGTGGCGGTGGCGGTGGTGGTGGTTTCTACCCACAAGATTTGAAATAATGAGGATTATAAAGTAAAATGGCAACAGGTTTTTATAGGACGATAACAACAGGAAATGCGAGAAACACGATAAACGTGCAGACTCCTTTTACCTTTAATGCTAGGTATCCTGCATCAGCACAACAACCATTTACGTTCCAAGCACCGTTTACGTATAATGCAAGGTATCCAGCGTCAGCACAACAACCTGTAACTTATCAGTCACCGTTTACCTATCGTGTGCCTTATATTGCTAATGCAAGACAACCATTTACCTATAGAGTACCATTTACATATAGGGTTCCTTATATTGCTAATGCAAGACAACCGTTTACATACAACTATAGGTCACCATTTACCTATAGAAACCCTGTGTCTGCACAAGAACCAAATATAAGGTCAGCACAAGAACCAAATATCAGGTCAGCACAAGAACCGAATATTAGGAATGCACAGTCACCTTATATCGCTAATGCCCAACAACCGTATCCTTACATTGCAAATGCACAATCGCCTTATATCGCTAATGCACAACAACCTTATCCTTACATTGCAAATGGACAATACCCATATATTGCTAATGCAAGACAACCGTTTACATATCAGCATAGACAACCAGTGACATATGCACGTCAAGGTCAGACACCATTTACGTATCAACATAGACAACCATTTACTTATGCACGTCAAGGTCAAACACCTTTCACCTATCAAAATAGACAACCATTTACTTATGCACGTCAAGGTCAAACACCTTTCACCTATCAACATAGACAACCGTTCACCTATGCAACACAGGGTAGAACTCCAGTTGCAAGATGGGATGGTGAATTATCACAACAATGGCCTGCAACACCTATAACTTCCTAGTGACTAAATACTAGTAAGTTTAACAATTCGGTTTATATTATGTTTATTGATTTAAAGGAATATGATATTGCAAAAGAAGTTCTTTCTAAAGTAGAGGATTTCAGTGGTAAGTATTATCATCTAGGACAAATTGACATAGACAGAGATTACTCTGAAAAAGAATCGTATAAGATTCTAAAGTATGTCATGGAAGAAATCATCCCACCAATCAAGATTTTTAAATGGGGTGATTTTGAAAAAGAACGCAAAAAAGAAAAATGGGCACTCTTCAATGGTCTCAGAAATGAAGCACCATGTTATCATAAATTCCTACCTTTAGGATACACCACCAAACCAAGAAATGAAGAGAAAGGTGTCGCAGGTATGGACACCATAACACTTGATGGTGAGTACATAGATATTGAAAACGAAGTCACATGGAATGATGGATACACTCCTACAGAAAATGATGCAGTGTCATTACATTCAATGTATTACCATGCTGCAAAAGCACACTGGTTAACTCAGAGTATTCAGAAAGAAGGTCTTTGGGCACCAATTCAAGGTAAAGTAGTAGAACTAGTAAAAGACAGTCGTTACACTTTAAGAATCCATCCAGGCTCTGTTAGGTCAGGAGTTTTTGAAGAGATGGGTGACCCTGATTTGGAACTTTGCATAATTGACAAATATGATGCAATTGATTCACCTGCTGTTACTGCAGATGAACTTATAGAGTATTGGAAAACCAAACTTGATGCAAGACCTGAATTAAATAAAAACAATGGCCACTACAATGTATCCTTTACACTTATTGAAGGTGCATTAGAATATAACACAAACCTAATGAACGTAGGTATGTTTAGACCAATTGTATATGAATTCAACAAGAAGGTTACAGAACTTGCAAAAGGTAAACCCTTCAATATCTATATTGGATATGACAGTAGACACAGAGACCTGCCTGAGATTGCAAAAAAATCTATATTAGACACTATCGAAAAAGACACTGGTAATGGACACTGTATTGAACAGATAAAGTTCACACCTGAAGTTAAGTTCTTAGATGTCTCAAAGATTCCTGAGTACACTAGGGAGTATGCAAATCAATCAACTGAGTTTACATATAGTAGATTCTTAATTCCATACTTAGAAAACTATGAAGGATTCAGTATGTTCATTGATGATGATTTCATCTTTCAAAGAAGTCTACTACCGATGTTCTATTATCTAAATCCTGATGATGCTGTTGCATGTATTCAGTATCCACAATACAAACATGATGATACTAAATTTAAGGGTGAAGTAAATATTGACTATCCTAAGAAACTATGGTCAAGTCTCATGATATTCAACAACGGACATGAAGACTGTAAGAAGTTGACACCTGAAGCAGTGAACACTTGGACAGGGAAACAACTCCATCAATTTGAATGGACGGACAAAATCAGTAAAATTCCTGAACGATATATATTTACAGAAGGGTATGATGACCCTGAAACTAAATGGGATTTCAACGGTATTCATTATACGAGGGGTGGGCCTTGGGTAAAAGACATGGATTATTCCCACATAAATAATTTAGATATTTACAAAAGATGGGAAATTTTAGTTTGACAAATCCCACATTATAGTTTATAATATGAAAGAGGTAACTTATGAAAAGTGAATTAATATATACAGAAAATGGTGAATTGAGAATCACCAAACCTAATGGTCTCTCATACAGTTTTGAAAACGTAGATGCACCTGAGTTGGGTTTTGAATATGACATGTTGGTGTATTCAGACATCGAAGTCAAGGTTCTTAAATGGGACGATAGTTTGGGGTTTGATAGCCAAGACCATGTAAAACTCAATGATGAAGAGAAAGATGCTATTGAGTTATACATAGAAAACTCTGAACCTCCTATAGGTTATTCTTTAAACAATCAATTCTTAAAAAGTATTAATGACTTGTGTCATGACAATGTTAAGAATCAATCTGAGGCATATGGTTTTGATAATGAAGTTGAGGTTCTTATTGCAGGTAGAGAGGGTTCAGCACATCCTAGAAGGTCACATGCAAGACGTGTTTTAGAGTACATAGATGCCCTTTGGTGTTGTTATCAACAAGTAGAAGAAGAGATTTTAAATACTAGAGAAGACTTTTTAAAAGAATTCGAAGAGTATCTTAGTGTAATTCCACAACCTTTACAGGCACCTGATAGTCACGACAGGACTTAGTATGTCTGATTTTGATATTGTGTACTTGGATGAACCATTCAAGGTCACAGAACTACCACTTAAAAAAATCTATGTAATTGATGACTATCTATGTACAGAATTACATCATCATATAGATAAAATTTTAACCAATAGTTCTATATGGTCTAAGACCAATCAAGTAAGCAGTAGAAATCCCACAGGATTACCACATCATAGTTTTTGGGGTGCAAGTTTTCTTAGAGAGGGTGAAAGATTAGAACAAGGTCAAGATACATATCACTCCTATATACCTTTATGGTTTAACCGAAGAATCCAAACTGATTTTCAATTTAAGTGGATTAGATTTCAATACATGGGATTGAATAGTCAGACACAAGGATTACATGGAACCACTCACTCTGATTGTGCTGACCATGATGAATGGAATCTATCTTTTTTATATTACTATAATAGATTTTGGAACAAGGAGTGGGGTGGAAATTTAAGATTTTATGATGAACCACAGTTTGGACTTCAAGGTAGAGACGAACACATTAAAAACCATCAGATAGGTGAAGTTGAATTCAAACCTAATAGGTTATTAATGTTTGATGGTAGAATACCACATGGTGCAGATGCACCAACACCTAAAGCAAAATATGTAGACAGAAGGTCAATTGTTCTTAGAGGTGACGAGGTTCAATTAATAGATAGTGAGGAAATGTTTAGTGCCAACGATAGAGTTCACAACATACGATACTGAAACAACAAAAAACTTTAGACCTGTTTTAGCAAAAAAATACCAACCACATTGGTGGAAACAAGCTAAAGTTGGAATGGACGTTAGAAATAAGAAGACGACTACTATTCGTGCATGTCCTGCTATGGATGATTGGTTAAAGAGTGGATGGTATCTAGTTGCAAACAGAGATTTGCAAGTTAATTTTGGAAGAACTCCTGAAACTAATGAAGACCATTCTAGAAGTCATGTTGTAGATAATGGTGATTATGCATCACCTTCGCACCCCTCAGAACAAATGGCAGGTGCATTTCAATACTTAGATAATGAAGGCCCAATTAAAGATGCCTTTAAAATGAGAAATCCATGGAACGTAGTTACACCTCCAGGCTATTCTTGTTTTTACTTAGACCCCTTTCTTTTTCAAAACAGATACTTTGCAACTTGGCAAGGAATTATAGATACCGATACATTTAATAAGAATATGGACAATGCACAGATAATCTTTTATCCAAAGGTGAATCATTCATTTACTATAAAGGAAGGGACTCCTTTATGTCAAGTAATTCCATATAAAAGAGAAGAGTGGAATGCAAGTTATATTCAATATGACCACAAATCATTCACAGAAAATAGGTCATCCGTTACATCACATTATTCACAAGAAGATGGAACAGGTGCAACAATGGATGAGTGGGTTAGAAAACCAGGCCTATCTGAATCAGATAGAGCACAGAATTTAACTAGTGGTGGTTATAGAAAAGGTGAATATTGGACACCTAAAGGTAAGTTTTATAAAGAAGAATCTCCACCGCCTGAGTGTCCATTTCATGTAAGTGAAAAAGATGACAGTGGAGAACATCAACTGGAGTTAGATTTAGATGGCAGTTAGATTACTATTTCCCAATTTTGTATTTGAAAGAAATTTATTAGACCCAAACTTGGATAAAAGAAGAGGAATAACTAATGAGTATCTTCAACAGTGTGTAGATGCAATAGATGGCATGAGAAGAAAAGACCCTGAAGGTAGAAGAATATCTAATGCATATACTGGTTGGCAATCAAACGATGGGTGTGAATCAAATCCAATTTTACAACAGTTAATGAGAAAAATAGAACAACTTTTTAAAGATGAAGTGTTACCTTTTCATGGATTAGACCAAACAAAAGCATCGATACATATTGGTAACTCTTGGGCTAACGTAAACGATTTCTCTGCATGGAATAAACCACATATGCATAATGGATGTTGGTATAGTGGTGTGTTTTATATAAAGGGAGACGGTGATGAGGGTTGCATAGATATGGTCGATAAAGATGTTAAGGTTGTGTCTGATTTTCCACATTCACCTCGGGCGCCAGGTTCTATGAGTTATGCACCCACATCAGGTATGTTAATTTTATTTCCTAGTGGATTGATGCATATGGTAGAACCCAACATGACAGATAAAGACCGATACAGCATTTCATTTAATATGGTAGTTAAATACCATGGTGATGGAGGTCAATTTGGTGAACCAAAAAACTACCATCCTGATGAATTTCTTTTTGAAATAGACGAAAACGGTGACCCTATAATGAGTTGATTTTCATAAATACCCATATGGAAATCACAGTAGACCCAACCTTTCTTTGGAACTTCTTTATAACAGTGGTGTTAGTGCCATTGGGATTCTTAGTACGTTCAGTTTTATCTGAACAAAAAAGAATTGATATTCTTCTCAATAAAACACGTGAAGAGATAGCAAAAGACTATGTTACAAGAGAACAAATCGAAGCAGATTTCCAACGTTTAATGAATACAATTGAACGTATCGATGAAAAGATAGACAGATTACAGTCTAGAACTTACTTCCAAGATTAAAATTCACATAAATAGTAGTAGAACATTTATTAATGGAACACTACTATGGCAGAACCAAATTCAAAAGCATCATTAAAAGAGTATATCAAACGTAAGTTAGGGGCGCCTGTTCTCGAAATTAACGTGGATGATGACCAATTTGATGACAGAATCGATGAAGCACTTCAGTACTTCAGAGAATATCACTATGATGGTTCAATCAAAACATATCTAAAACACAGAATAACTGACGCTAAAAAGACTGCAATGAAAACAAATGAGTCTTTTACAGAGAGTGCAGCTGGCACACATGCATATGACGATGAGGTTGTATATCAACAACAGAATTACATCGTATTGCCTGAACACGTACTTGCAGTTATAAACATATTCCCATTCAATGATAAACATAATATGAATATGTTTGACCTTAGATATCAACTAAGATTGAATGATTTATGGGATTTAACATCAACAAACATCTTATACTACGAACAAGTACAACAACACATCAACTTACTAGACAACATTTTAGTGGGTAGAACTCCTATCAGATACAACACACACATGAATAGATTGTATCTAGATATGGATGTGGATTCAATCTATAACAATGAGTATATTCTCATTGAGTGTTATAGAAAATTAGACCCAACAGATTTCACAGATATTTACAACGACATGTGGTTGAAAAAATATGCAACCTCATTAGTGAAGTATCAATGGGGAGAAAACTTATCTAAGTTCTCAGGTATTCAATTGCCAGGCGGTGTAACACTTGATGGTTCTGCAATGAAACAAGAAGCACAGGAAGAGATACGTAGATTAGAAGAAGAGTCTCGATTGAACTTTGAAATGCCTGTGATGGATATGATAGGTTAATTATGCCAACAAATGTATATTTCAATCATGCAGTATCGACTGAACAACATCTATACGAAGATTTAGTTGTTGAGTCTTTACGATTCTATGGACATGAATGTTTCTATTTACCTAGAGAGATAGTCGAAGAAGACAGTATCTTAGGTGAAGACATTCAGTCTACATTTGGTGATGCATACAGTGTTGAAATGTACATTGAAAACACAGAAGGTTTTGAAGGAGAGGGAGACCTCTTCAGTAAGTTTGGTGTTCAAGTAAGAGACCAAGCAACATTTGTTTTATCACTGAGAAGTTGGGAAAGATTTATTTCGTTAGACAGCAATCTTGCAACAAGTCTAAGACCAAATGAGGGTGATCTCATATATTTCCCACTTTCAGGTTCTTTATTTGAAATCAAATTTGTTGAACACGAAAACCCATTCTATCAAGTTGGTAAACTCTTTGTATTCAAGATGCAGTGTGAACTGTTTGAATACAGTGGTGAAGACTTTGATACAGGTGTCACAAACATTGACTTGGTTGAAGACCAACAAGCATATACTATTGAACTAACAATGGCAGATGGTGGAAGTGGTCAATACTATGTTAATGAAAATGTGTCATTAAACGGAACCGTGGTTGGTGAAGTGGTTTCATGGGATGATGGTACAAATAGAAAACTTACCATTAAAGATAACACTACTACACTTCAAGTCGGTGATACACTGGTTGGTGCAAACGGTGCCTCTTATGACATTGCATCAATCACAGATATACTTACATTTGCAAACGATGGTAATGCACAGAACAAAGAGTTTGAAGATTCTGAAACATCATATCTAGACTTCAGTGAAACTAATCCATTCGGAGAACCCTAATGTTTGGTACATATTTTTATAATGAGACAATCAAAAGGTCAATATCAATCTTTGGTACACTCTTCAATAATCTGACTGTAAAGAAGACTAAGTCAGACGGTACAGTATTGTCATCACAAAAGGTTCCGATTTCATACGGCCCAAAACAAAAGTTTCTACAGAGACTTGCAGAAGAATCCAATCTAACAGATGGAAACAGAACTGCAATCTCTCTACCACGTATGACATTCCAGTTAAGTGGTTTTGAATACGATGCAACAAGACAACAGAATAAAATCATTCGTCATTCTAAGACAGTATTAGAAGACGGTAATCTAACAAGAGGTTACCAGTATCAACCTGCACCTTACAATCTAAACTTTACATTGAGTGTTCTTGCAAAGAACGCTGCTGATGGTTTACAAATTGTAGAACAGATACTACCATATTTCCAACCTGAATACACAGTCACAATGAAGATGATTGATGATATGTCAGATGTAAGAGATGTTCCTATTACACTTACTAGTGTCACAATGGATGACCAGTTTGAAGGAACATTCGAAGAACGTAGAGTACTCGAATATACACTAGAGTTTTCTATGAAGATATACTTCTTCGGGCCTGTGTCTACTGGAAATGTTATCAAGAATGTTATTGAAAGAGACTATATCAGTGACAGTACAGGACAGTTTACCTCAACACAAATCGATGGTGCAGGTCTTATCAAAGAAGTTAAACACTATGAACCTGCATTCGGTGAGACTGCAAACGCAGTATCTAACTCAACATCAGTGACATTTGACACTGCAATAAATAGTAAGATAAGTGTGGGAGATGAAGTGTTTGGAACAGGTAATAACGCCAACCCAACTATCTCATCTATTGCATCAGATAGATTAGCAATCGTATTAAGTAATGCAATTACTATCGATGCAAACACTACACTCAAGTTTGTTGGTTCAGTAGACCCATCAGATTCATTTGTAATTGCAGAGACAGTTACATTCTATGATGACGGCACTACATCAACATTTGAAGAAGATAAAACAAGTGATGCAAGTTAATTATGACAGACAAAGTAGACCAACAGTTAAATGACCTGTTAGATATTAGTACAGATATAAAGAAGGAAACTGATATAGTAAAACTTCCTTCTCGTTCTGATAATATCGAAACAGATTACAAATATGCCCGTGAGAACCTCTACAACCTCGTAGAACGAGGACAGGATGCAATCGATGGTATCCTTGAACTTTCCAAAGAAACCGAACACCCACGTGCCTACGAAGTCGCAGGACAGTTAATTAAAACTGTGGGGGAGACTGCAGAAAAACTAATTGACTTACAAAACAAACTTAAAAAATTAGAAGGTGAAGATGCACCTAAGACTCAACACAATCATTTATATGTGGGGTCAACTTCAGAATTACAGAAATTCCTAAAAAAGAATAAAGATTAAAGATGGTACAACCTAAAAATGAAGGTTACTTAGGTAACACACTCATTAAACGTGCTGGTATAGACCATCAGTACGATGAAAAAGAGTTAAAAGAATACATAAAGTGTTCCAAAGACCCCTGTTACTTTATCGAATCTTACACACAAATTATATCACTTGACGAAGGTTTAGTTCCATTTAACCTTCGTGGGTATCAAGAGGGATTGATTGAACACTATAACAAGAATAGATTCAATGTTGTTCTTGCATCACGTCAGAGTGGTAAGTCCATCACATCCTGTGCATATTTACTGTGGTTTTTACTCTTTCATCCTGAAGTAAACGTTGCTATCCTTGCAAACAAAGGTGCAATTGCAAGAGAGATGATTGCACGTCTCGTAACTATGTTAGAGTCTGTTCCATTCTTTTTACAGCCTGGAGTTAAGATTCTTAACAAAGGTTCAATTGAATTTGCAAACGATTCTAAAGTCGTTGCAGCTGCAACATCTTCATCGTCAATTCGTGGTATGTCAATCAACCTACTATACCTCGATGAGTTTGCATTCGTTGAAGGTGCAGAAGAGTTCTACACATCAACATATCCTGTGGTGACCTCAGGTAAAGATTCTAAGGTTATTATTACCTCAACTGCAAACGGTGTGGGTAATATGTTCCATAAGATATACGAAAGTGCAGTACATGGTCAATCAGAGTACAAACATTTCACCATTAACTGGTATGATGTCCCTGACAGAGATGAAGAATGGAAGAAAATGACCATTGCAAACACCTCAGAGGCACAGTTTGAACAGGAATATGGTAATAGTTTCTTAGGTACTGGTTCTACACTTATCAACTCAGATACCCTACTAGGAATGCGTGCTGTGGACTGTGAGTGGGGTCGTGACGGTGTTTCTGTCTATGAACTACCCCAACCTGACCACAACTATGTATGCACCGTAGACGTGTCCTCAGGACGTGGATTAGACTATTCAACGTTCACTGTTATAGACGTATCAGTCAAACCATTTAGACAAGTGCTATGTTATAGGGACAATATGATATCAAGTATGTTGTTACCTGACATAATTAATAAATACGTTAGACCTTACAACGAAGCATTAGTTATTATTGAAAATAATGCAGAAGGTTCCATGGTTGCAACACAATTACACTATGATATAGAGTATCCAAATGTGTTTGCACAAGGGTTACAAAAGGCGTCTGATATAGGTGTAACTATGAACAGACGTATTAAAAGAGTTGGTTGTTCTACTCTCAAAGAATTATTAGAAGAGAACAGACTATCAGTAGTTGACCGTGCAACTATAACTGAATTGATGACGTTTGTTATCAAAGGAAACAGTTATGAAGCAGACCGTGGATATAATGATGACACTGTTATGAATCTAGTGTTGTTTAGTTGGTTTGTGACAACAGAACAGTTCACATACCTTACAGACCGTGCAGTGAAAGATTTATTGTATGCAGAACAACAAAAAATGATTGAGGACGACCTTTTACCCCCAGGCTTCTTCCACCAAGAGGAAGAATCTACTAGTTTTGTAGATACAAATGGAGATAGATGGTTCATTGAACACTAAATAACGATGTTAAAAGTAATAAACTTATAAATAAAACTGTAAGAAAACTTTTTACATTAACAGGAGAAAAAGTATGGCATTTCAAGTATCACCAGGCGTACAGGTCTCAGAGATAGACCTTACAAATGTTGTGCCAGCAGTTTCATCTACTACAGGTGCATTCGCTGGTTCATTTCAATGGGGCCCTGTTGATGAAGTAGTAACAGTTTCAGATGCGAAAAGTTTAGTCGATACATTCTACGAACCTGAAAATAGTGACGCTGGAGCTGAAGACTTTTATTCAGCAGAATCGTTCCTAAGATATGGTTCGTCACTTCGAGTAGTGAGAGTAAACAAATCAGGTTTACTAAACGCTAACCAAAGTGGTGGGACTCAACTAATCAAAAATGAATCTAATTACCAAGATATTGCAAGAGATGGTTCTCTAAACGGTACAATCGGTAAATGGGCAGCAAGATATGCTGGTGCTTTAGGTAATTCACTTAAAGTTTCAGCATGTGCTAGTTCAGACGCTTACTTAAATGAAGATGTGACAACTGTTTCCTCAGAAGAGGTTTCAGGTCAAACTATAATTTCAATGACTTCAGCCGATGGGTTTACAGTCAGAGATATCATTAAGTTCGCAAACCATAATACTAGTTATAGAGTAACTTCAGTTGATACAGATGCAGACACAGTTGTTGTCGAAGCATTAAATCAACCTGCAGGGACAGGTCTAACAGAGACAGTACCTGCTTTAACATCTGTTGACAGATATTGGGAGTTCTACAGATTATTCAACAAAGCTCCAGGCAAATCTGCATCTGCCCTCGCAGCAGGTGGTTCAGATGACGAGATTCATGTAGTCGTAGTAGACGAAGATGGAAGCATTTCAGGAACTGCACACACAGTTTTAGAAACATATGGTTTTGTATCTCTCGCATCGGATTCAAAAGATTCAAACGGTAACTCAAATTACTATAGAGATGTAATCGAAAGATTGTCTCAATGGGTATGGTGGACAGGTCATTCAACTGCAATGGTCACAACCGCTAACGAACATAGAACACACTTAGTTTCAGCAACAACTGCATTCTTAAGACCTTCAACACCTGAAAACTCATCATTGAGTGCTGGTTCAGATGGTAATGCAATGACTGCTGGAGAAAAATATGGTGCATGGCAAGACCACTTTGAGGATTCAGAGTCAGTAGACATCTCATTCTTGATTATGGGTTCAGTTGCAGGTGACACACTTGCAGATTGGACATCAATTGTCAACCAAGGTATCTTAGTATGTGAAAACAGAAAAGATTGTATGTTAGTTGCATCACCTTTAAGAAAGGACTGCATCGGAACTGCAAATGGTGAAACAAATCACTTTGCACCAACTTCAGAGTCTAATAGAAATACTAACGTTGTAGAAACAATAAATACTGCAAGTTCATCATCTTATGTTGTGTTTGACTCAACATGGGTGTATCAGTACGATAGATTCAACGATAGATACGTATGGATTCCTGCAAACCCCCATACTGCAGGTATTATGTCAAGATCAGACCTTCTTAGAGACCCATGGTTCTCACCTGCAGGTTTCTCAAGAGGACAGTATCTAGGAATCACAAAACTTGCTCATAATCCAAAACAATCATCAAGAGATGACCTATACCGTGCAAGAGTTAACCCTGTGGTTACATTCCCTGGCCAAGGTACAGTGTTATTTGGTGACAAAACTGGATTAACATCAACAAGTGCATTTGACAGAATTAACGTCAGAAGATTATTCATTGTACTTGAGAAAGCAATTTCAACTGCTGCTAAAGCACAACTCTTTGAATTCAACGATGCATTCACAAGAGCACAATTTAGAAGTGCAGTAGAACCTTTCTTAAGAGACGTGAAGAATAGAAGAGGACTAGTAGATTACTCAGTAGTTTGTGACGAAACAAACAACACTGATTCAGTGATTGATAGAAACGAATTTGTTTGTTCAATCTTTGTGAAACCTGCTAAGTCTATTAACTTTGTAACTTTAAACTTTGTTGCCACAAGAAGTGGTGTACAGTTTGAAGAAGTATACAGTGCAGTTTAAGGGAGAAATAAATGGCAACTATAGACCAATTTAAAGCACAATTAATCGGAGGTGGCCCACGTGCTAACCGATTTAGAGTGTTCTTACCTCGTGCAGGTAATAAGATAGAATTCCTGTGTAAAGCTGCACAAATACCACCTGCAACAATCGGAGTAGTACCTGTAAACTTTAGAGGTCACATTCTGAAACTTGCTGGAGATAGAACCTTCGAACCATGGAGTGTTACTATCATCAATGACGTTGAATTCTCTGCAAGAACTGCTCTTGAAGCATGGCAAACAGAAATTCAAGCATTAGATAGTGGTGAAGGTGCAACAGACACTGATTACTTATTATCACGTGCATACGTAGAACAATTAAACAAAGACGATTCAGTCCTAGCGAGATATGAGTTCTTCAACATGTTCCCAACTTCAATTGGTGCAATCGAACTTTCTTATGAAACAGTAGATGCATTAGAAGAGTTTACAGTTGATTTTGAATTCTCTCACTGGGAAAGAGTAGTCTAAAAAGTGAATAACATCTCTTTTGGGGTGTTATAAATATCAGTATGGAATTATTTGGGTTTGAAATTACTCGTAAAAGAGACGAGTTAAGAACAACGGAGGTCAAAGGGCCTTCGTTTGTTCCACCTGTAGACGATGACGGAACACCTGTCATACAGACACAACCAGGCGGTTTTATCACTGGTGGTGCCTATGGGTCTTTTGTAGATTTTGATGGTAACATTAGGAATGAGGCAGAACTCATTCGTAGGTACAGAGAAGTCTCATTAGTACCTGAGTGTGACTCTGCCATCGAAGACATTATTAATGAGTGTATCACATCTGATTCATCTGATAGGATTGTTTCACTCGATCTCAGAGATGTTAAACTCTCTGATGGTATCAAGAAAAAGATACAAGACGAGTTTGCTTACATCCTATCCTTAATGAAGTTCAATCAGAACTCTCATGAAATTTTCAGAAAGTGGTACGTTGACGGAAGAATCTATCTGCATAAGGTAGTGAATTCGTCACGTGAGAAAGCTGGTATTGTAGATTTACGAATCATTGACCCTTTAAAAATTAAAAAGGTTCGTAACGTAGAGAAAGAAAAAGACAAAAAGGGTATAGAAAAGATTACGAAGATTGAAGAGTACTTCATCTTCAACGACAAAGGTTTTGATAAAACAGGGAGTGCAGGTGAAGGTGCAACCCTGAAAATTGCACCTGAGGCAGTAACATATACGACTTCAGGTCTGTTAGATTACACTAAGAATGTTGTAATCGGATACCTTCACAAAGCATTGAAGACTGCAAATCAGTTATCAATGATGGAAGATGCACTTGTTATCTATAGGATTTCAAGGGCACCTGAAAGAAGAATTTTCTACATTGATGTAGGTAACCTTCCAAAGGCAAAGGCGGAACAATATCTTGCCGATGTTATGAACAAGTACAGAAACAAACTTGTTTATAATGCACAAACAGGTGAGATAAAAGATGACCGTAAACATATGTCTATGATGGAAGACTTTTGGTTACCACGTAGAGAAGGTGGAAGAGGTACAGAAATTAGTACACTTCCAGGCGGACAGAATCTTTCAGAGATTGAAGATATAGAATACTTCAAGAAGAAACTATATCAGTCTCTGAATGTTCCTAGAAGTCGAATGGAGGCAGACAATGGTTTTAACATGGGTCGTGCTTCTGAGATATCTAGGGACGAATTGAAGTTTAATAAGTTTACGAATAGACTTCAAAAGAAATTTGCAAGGGTGTTTATTGATGTATTAAAAACACAACTTGTACTTAAAGAGATAGTCTCTGCAGAAGAATTTGACCAAGTCAAAGACTTCATGCAGTTTGATTATGCAACTGACAACCACTTTACAGAGTTGAAAGATGCAGAAATCATGAGAGAAAGACTAGATACTTTAAGTCAAGCACAAGAATACATTGGTAAATACTTTAGTCATGAGTATGTACGTAAATACATACTTAGACAAACAGAAGATGAAATGATCGTCCTCAATAAACAGATTGAAACTGAGAAAGAGGAAGGTGGTGAAGACGAAGATGACTTCGGAGGATTTTAATAAATGAACGATTTAAGTAGAAAAGTTGTAGACCAAATCGAACAAGGTCAATGGAACGATGCAAAGGAAACTGCTTTTGATGGTATCAAACAGAAAGCTGCAGAAGTTGTTGACATGAAAAGAGTTGAAATGCAACTAGATTGGATAAACAATCCAACACAAGAAGGTGACGATTCCGAATGAAAACGTTTGCATCAATGTCAAAAGAGTTGAACGAAGCAAAGTTCAAAGCACCTCTAGGACAAAAAGAGGTTAAAAGAGACATTGAGAAAGTCGGTGGAAAGAAGATTGAAATAGTCTTCACACAAGACAAGAAAGGGAAGATTCATGTCTACCTAAACGGTGATGATTTCACTGGAGGTAACCCTTATAAAGACATGAAACAGGCAGAAAAAGAAACAAAGGACATGAAGAAAATTATGTTACAAATGTCCTACGATGGAATCAATACTGGAGATATATTAGATGAAATTAATATCAGAATTTAACGATTACGCTGTATCACCTATTATCGTTGAAGAGAACGAACAGGGTAAAAAGGAATACTTCATCGAAGGTATCTTCATGCAGTCAGAAATAAAGAACAGAAATGGACGTGTCTACCCTAAAGAAGTAATGCAGAAAGAGGTAGGACGTTATGTCAAAGAATTCGTTGAGAAAGGTAGAGCATTTGGTGAGTTAGGTCATCCTGACGGGCCAACTATCAATCTTGACAAAGTGTCACACTTAATTACTAAATTGGAAGAAGATGGAAATAATTATGTGGGACGTGCAAAAATTTTAAGTACACCAAACGGTCAAATCGTAAGAAATTTAATCGATGATGGTGCAAAATTGGGTGTTTCTTCTAGAGGTCTAGGTTCACTAGAACAGAAGGGTGGCGCTCAATACGTGAAAAGTGACTTCCAACTTGCAACTGCAGGTGATATTGTTGCTGACCCATCCGCTCCTGAGGCATTTGTCGAAGGTATTATGGAAGGTGTTGAATGGATATATGAAAATGGTATCCTGAAAGCACGTGAAGTAGAAGAGATGAGAGAAACAATTAAGTCTGCAAAACATAATAAATTGCAGGAAGTTAAATTAAATGCATGGAAAAGGTTTGTTGAAAACCTTTAACATATAAATAAATAATATAAAACTCAAACAGGAGAAAAGAATGGCAGAGTTAGATAAAAACCTAGAAACAGTTGAAGAAACTGTGGAGGCTATTGAGGAAGGTCAACAACCTGATTCAAAAGCAGAAAAGGGTGACAAAGCGCCTGTAAAACAAGGTTCATCTGATGCCGCTAAAATTGAAAGTGGTAAAGGTGAAGTCGTCAAACCTGAAGAAAATCCTGTTGACAAAGCAGTTGCATCCGTCAAGTCTGCTGAGAAAGGTACTAAAGAAGTTAGTGGTGATTCTCAACAGAAAGGTGAGGGTAAACCTGATGCACAACCTAAATTGAAAAAAGTTTCAGAGGGCGAAGATTCTGAAAAGGATTCACCATCTAAGATGGAAACAATTAAGGCAATGGTCAACGCAATGAAGGGTATGGATAAAGAAAAACTTCAGGCAATGTACTCTAAAGTCAAAGATGACGAAGAGGAAGTTGACGAATCCTTAACAAAGGCAGAAATCGCTCGAAACATCGTTGAACTTATGAAAAAGAAAGAAGACGATGATGTTAAAAAAGTTATGTCTGAAATGGAATCAGATGAAGACGAAGTCGAAGACGAAGATGATGAGGAAGAAAAAGTAGATGAGCAATTATCTGCTGACCTCGAATCAGAGTTAGTAGAGATGGAAATAGATGACGACCTATCTGCAATCTCAGAAGCTCTTGACTTATCAGAAGAAAACACTGAGAAAGCAAGAACTATCTTTAAAGCTGCAGTGTCTTCTAAAGTCTCAGAAATCAAGACAGAACTTGAAGAACAATATAACGAACAACTAAAAACCTCGACAGAAGAAGTCAAGAACGACCTTGCAGAAGCAGTGGACAAGTATATGACTTATTGTGCAGAAGAGTGGACGAAAGAAAACGAACTTGCAATCGAAAGAGGTTTGAGGTCAGAAATGACAGAAAACTTTATTGAAGGTCTAAAAACATTATTCGTAGAACACTACGTTGATGTTCCTGAAGACAAGTACGATGTCATTGACGAACTCGCAAATCGTCTCGATGAGATGGAAGCAAAACTTGACAGTGAAGTCCAAAAAAATATGGAAATAACTGAAGAGAATGATTCACTCAAGAGAAGTAACGTGATCAGAGAAGCCTGCAAAGACTTAACTGAATCACAAAAAGAGAAGATGGTTTCATTATCAAATGGTGTAGACTTCACAGATATCGAAGACTTTAGTGATAAAGTTAACGAACTCAAAGAAGCATACTTTCCAGTTGAAGGTGAAACAATTGCAGAAGAAACAAGGGTAGAGGAAGGAACAGGAACTTTAGAAGAAGAAGCATCTTCAGATAAAGTCACTGACCCAACAATGTCTAAGTATGCTACTGCAATATCTAAATTAAAACCATTAGGTTAATTTAAAGGGGAAACTTAAAAAATGTTTTTATCAGAAAACTTACAAGAAAAGTGGCAGCCGATTCTAGAACACTCTGATCTTCCTGAGATCAAAGACAACTACAAGAAAGCAGTCACAGCAGTAATCCTTGAAAACCAAGAGAAAGCTCTAAACGAAGATAGAGCATCTCTTCAAGAAGCTGCACCTTTAAATGCTACTGGTAGTTCTGCAATTTCTAACTGGGATCCAATCTTAATCTCATTAGTACGTAGAGCTATGCCAAATCTCGTTGCTTACGACATTTGTGGTGTTCAACCAATGACAGGCCCAACAGGTCTTATCTTTGCCATGAAGGCAAGATATAATGACTATCCTTCTGCTGGAAGAGAAAGTCAATCTGAAGCTATGGGTATCAACGAAGTTAGAACTGGGAACTCCGCTACAAACGGCCCAAATAGTTCAGCTGGTGTTGATGCTGATCCATCAGGCGACCCATTCGCAGGTGGATATGATACAGATACAGTCGGTGGTATGAGTACTGCAACTGCAGAAGCATTAGGTGATTCATCAACTAACGCATTCAACGAGATGTCATTCACAATTGAAAAAGCAACTGTGACTGCCAAATCCAGAGCATTAAAAGCAGAGTACACACTCGAACTTGCACAAGACCTTAAAGCAATCCACGGTCTAGATGCAGAATCAGAACTTGCAAACATTCTTTCATCAGAAATCCTTGCAGAAATCAACAGAGAAGTTGTTAGAGAAGTAAACCTTCAAGCTAAAACAGGTGCCTCAGGTACTGCTGTTTCAGGTACTTTCAACTTAGACGTAGATGCAAATGGTAGATGGTCAGTAGAGAAGTTTAAAGGATTGTTATTCCAAATCGAAAGAGAATCAAACGTAATCGCTAAAGAATCAAGAAGAGGTAAAGGTAACTTTATCCTTTGTTCTTCAGACGTAGCGTCTGCTCTTTCAATGGCTGGTGTATTAGATTACGCACCTGCATTATCAACTAACTTAAACGTTGACGACACAGGCAATACTTTTGCTGGTGTATTAAACGGTAGAGTTAAAGTATACATCGACCCATATGCTGGTGTTGATTACTTAACAGTTGGTTACAGAGGGTCTAACCCTTATGATGCTGGTATGTTCTATTGCCCATACGTTCCATTACAAATGGTACGTGCCGTTGGTGAGAATACATTCCAACCAAAAATTGGTTTCAAAACAAGATACGGTATGGTGTCTAATCCATTCGTGGGTTCAACTCCATCAAACGGTCTTGCAACCAATGGAACTAACTTCTACTACAGAAAGATGGCAGTGTCCAACATTCTGTAAACAAAAGTTTAGTAACTTTAAAGGGACTCTTCGGAGTCCCTTTTTTTTGACCTAAATAAAAGTGTATCCAAGTGGATACAATTACACATACACACACAGGAGAAAAATATGAGTAATACTAAATCAGGGTACGAAATCCGTGCCGACCTATTATCTCTCGCAGAGGGAATCATCATCAACAACATCGAAAATGAAAGACAGACCATTCATTCGTGGAATGACAATCATGCTGAGTCTAAAAAGGAAATACCTTTAAGGACTTACACAGCACAAGATGTTATTGATACTGCAAAACAGTTTAATGATTTTGTAAACGAGAAATAACATAAATAGTATTATGGGGTAGATTTACTACCCCATTTTCAGAGGAATAATTATGTCAGAATATGCAAAAAATGTGAAAGTGTTAGAAGGCCCATGGGAGAAAGAAGCATTCCCTGATGGTGTCGAAACAACTAATGTATTGAGTAGAACTATTACTACAACATACATTCAAGATGGGTATCTTTGTGAAAAGATGGTTACTAGAGAATATCGTGGTAACGACTATCAAGATACAACATCAACAAAAAGGATAATAAAAGTTGACAACAATCAATAAGTCAATACTTAACAAGAACAATTTTAGATTGTTGGTAGACAAAGTACCCACAGTGGAGTACTATGTAAAGTCTGTTAACATTCCAGGCATGTCATTCTCAGAAACTACATCTGCTGCAGGTGTGGGTTTGGATGCATATTTTCCTGGCGACAAAGTGTCATTCGATACACTTGATGTCACGTTCTTAGTAGACGAAGACTTAGAGAACTTCAAAGAAATTTACGATTGGATGGATGCAATTGTTCCTATTGCAAATCCTGAAGCATACTCTGCATACGTAGATTCCATCAAAACTGGTTCAGGTACTTACAGTTCAGTAGAGAATGACCTAAACCAATACAGTGACATTACACTAGTAATGAACACTAACAAAAACGTTCCCAATAGATTCTTCAGATTCCACGACTGTTTCCCTATCTCATTAGGTGCATTAGAATTAGAATCAGGTGCAGAAGCAGAAGCAGTATCGACCACAGTGTCATTCAGATTCACATACTACGAGATAGAATCCACTTCCTAAAACACCATAAATATGTTATAATAGTAGAAAATACTACTAAAAATAAAACCTACACAAAAGTTACTGAAACTTTTAAAATAAATTGATGAAAAAAATTAAAGATTCAATAAACCAAGACTTAGCAACAAACAAGTTAAGTGTTTTTACTGCCTTAGTAATAAACACACTGTTATTAACTTCAAACACTAGAGATGATGCTTTTAACGAAATTATTTTTTGGATTTGTTTAATTTTAGAAATGTTAATCATTTTTTACTTTTTAACAATGTTCTATTACAAAGTTAAAAAATAATGGAAGAGAAATACTACTAATTGGATTTTTATATTATGAATTTAGATGAAATTAAAGAGATGTGGAAAGTCGATTGTGAAATCGATGATATTGAATTAGATAAGTCCTCACTAGAAGTCCCTAGACTTCATGCAAAATACTCAGACTTACTATCCAGTAAGCTCATACTCTTAAAACAATATCAGATGAAATACGATACACTACTTAAAGATAAGTGGTTATGGTATAACGGAAAGATGGATGAGAATCGTATCAAAGAACTGGGATGGAATCCTGACCCATTTGACGGACTCAAAGTCATGAAGAATGACATGAACATCTTTTATAATTCTGATGAAGATTTACAAAAACTAAACGTCAAACTTGAATATCTTAAAATTACCATTGAGTTTCTAAAAGAGTGTATGCAAAACATCACATGGAGACATCAAACTATTAAGAATACAATTGATTGGCGTAAATTTATGAGTGGTGCATAATGATATTAAATAACTACTGTACATTTATAACACAATTCTTTACAGATGAAGAAGTTGCTCTAATTCACAAAGCTGCAGACAATATACCTGTAGACTACGGTAGAGTTGGTTTTGCAGAAAGTGACCCTGATGGTCTTGAAGAAGATTTCAATGTTAAAAATGAAATACGTCAATCTGAAATCAAATGGTTTGGTAAGGATGGACATGAAATGCCTGAATCTATAGTAAACAAAATTCATGAAGGTGTTGGAGTGATGGTACAAGATGCAGGGTGGAGTAATTGGGAATATGATTACTTAGAACCCCTTCAATACACAATCTATAAACACAGACCTGATGCACCTACAGGAGACTTTTACACATGGCACACAGATGCAGGGCCTGAAGTGTATAGAGAAGGTGGAATGAGGAAGTTGAGTTTCACCATTCAATTATCCCATCCTGATGATTATGAGGGTGGTCATTTTCAGTATATTGATTCAAAATTCACCTTCGATAAATTGAAACCAAATCAAACAACAATTAATTTAGACGATATTGTTCAACCATTACCATTCTCTGCAAAGGAAAAAGGTAGCATGATTGTCTTCCCATCATTTGTACATCATCAAGTTAAACCTGTTACAAGTGGTACACGTATATCTTTAGTAGGATGGTTAGTGGGTAAACCATACGTTTAATATGGAAAGAGTAACGGTTCGTAAAGTCGATGATGTCTTTATGCAGGTTAATTGTGATGACTCTCTTGCACGTGACCTTTACGACTTCTTTTCTTTTACAGTGCCAGGCGCAAAGTTTATGCCGTCCTATAAAAATAAATTTTGGGATGGTAAGGTACGACTCTTCTCTCTAAAAACTAAAAAGATTTATATCGGACTATTACCATACGTTGATGAGTTCTGTAGAGAACGTGGATTTGA